GAAGCGTATGATAACGAAAGTTATGAACGTGACGGGCAGTTAGGCAGTAATGACGAAGTTCAGAGTTCCCGGTGTACAAGCCGGGGTACAGGAGACGGTCCTGGACAGACGAATGTAGTTCCCATAATGTGTTTTCATATAGTGTGTTATTAGTTTTGCTGATGTAAGCCATGGGGGAAACGTCAACCCTGAGTAACTATGTATATAAACGGTAGTGTGGCCACCAATTCCGTTGAGACATAGCAAACAGTGCGTCAGCAAAACTAATAATATTTGGCTCGGTTCATCTAGCGGCCTAGGATAGTGCCCTTTCACGGCATTCACACGGGTTCGAATCCCGTACCGAGCTCCAGTATCCCGTTACTATTTTCGTTAAAATAGCGTTTGATTAGCGACAGAGATCCGGTGGCAGAAAACCGTTAGCGTGAGGATTAAAAATACCCTCGCAGGCTCTGATAGGCAGAATCTCAACTGCACACAGACTTTGAATAAATGAGATGGACAGAGTAACCGCTCAATTAAGGGCTGGCGTGGAAACAAGTAGCTTATACTAATTTTGGAGATGAAGCATCAATGGTGATGCAGTGGATTGTAAATCCGCCGCCTTATGGCACGACTGGTTCAATCCCAGTAATCTCCACCAATATTGGTCTCAAAGTGTTCACGGACGCATACATGCCTGTCACGCATGAGGAGCGGGATCGTTACCCGCTGGGACCGCCAAAATATTTGACAACAAAAACTATTTGATATATAATACAGATTGTTTATAAATGCGGGCATGGGGAAATTGGTTAGACCCAATAGACTTAAAATCTATCGCCTTGTGCATCCCGGTTCGAGTCCGGGTGCCCGCACCAAAGAATGATGCCCCTTTAATTAAATCAGGTTATAATGCCGGCCTCATAAGCCGTTTTTCTGGGTTCAAATCCCAGCGGGGGTACCATGTATTTAGGAGAGTTGGGTGAGTGGTTAAACCAGCAGATTGCTAATCTGTCACTGTGAATAACGGTGCGTGGGTTCGAATCCCACACTCTCCGCCAAACTTTTTAGTAATTCTTCAATGCTAATATTTAAGAATGATAACCCGAAAATAATTCGTGTGGTTTTGATATTTTCCACACTGTGAAAGTTTCTGCTATTCATTAGATACCAAGTACCAGTATTAAAAAAATATTCTTGTTGTGCAGATACCTCTTTATATGTAAGTACATTTCCTCCTACAGTATCACTTGCTAAATCTTCTTTATCATAAAAGATAGTGCTAACATTATCTCCACCTAACTCAATATAAAAATTTATACTTGCTGTTCGCACTCTATCAGAGTGTGGTGGATATGATGCAAATTCTATAGGATTTATATTATGTATAACACCAATTGTTGCATATAGTTTATGCTTAAACAATGGCTGGAATTCTTGTGTAGCTATGAGATTAATACTGTCGTTAGAAAAAAAATCACCAGCGGCACAGTTAATATCAGGACCTTGTATTGAACTGTGCCAATTTCTAGAACTAACATTTATTGGTCGATCTAGAGCGACTGATTTAACTAAGTTAATTAAGTTATCAGATGGTTTAGGTAATTGCAAAGTATAAATCATTTAATACAGTCTTATGTTTAAGACTGTATTTATACCGAACGTTCCGGGTGTCTTCGGATAGTGTGACCCACACGATGAGAAGTACAGTGACATGTACGGGTGGTAGTCTTTAAACCTAAAGGCCGCTAGCAATGCGAGAACGGTCCCTGTCGGGAAGCGGGTGGAAGGAGTGTGTGATGGGTATGATAGCGTCATATCTTGATACTCTATAATTACCGCCGGGGGATGCAGAGCATATTGAAATACATTAAAGATAGGGTCGTATCGGTTCATTGAACCTTAGTACATACCAAGGTAGTTAGTGTGTTTCAATATGCTTTTATGTAGGTGTGTACCGAATGGTTAGGTAGCGGATTGCAAATCCGTGCTATGCAGGTTCGATCCCTGTCACCTACTCCAGAATATATGCGGGGTTGGCATATTGGTTGTGTCCTAGCCTTCCAAGCTAGTCAAAGGAGTTCGATTCTCCTACCCCGCTCCAAAATTATCGTATAATAAGGTTAGAAAAAAGTTTAACGATATCATCCCATGCTATACGTCTGTCATTAGTTCGAAGGCTGTAACATTTTCTTGGTCCAATTCCAATTGCTCGGTGTATTGTAGAAGCATTTACTAAGTATGCCTTATTGTTGTTTGTATCATACTGTTTGCTAGGAGTAAGTATAGGTTTGTATTTTGTAACTACTCCCCAGTTATCTTTATTTAAAGCCCCACCAGTAATTCCATCTACTTCAACCTCATCATGGTCATAAAATTCTAGTACACCTGTACCACCGTCTATCCAATTAATGCCAAACATAAAATCTTCAGGAACTATTGCATCTGAATGCAATGCTCCTTTGAAATCTGTTTTTTTAAAATAACTTAGTTTACACCAATTTAAACCCAAAAGATTAATATATTCTGGTTTAAAAATATGATCGATTCTATCTAGTCTCATATAATTAAATGGTAAATGGTCATCATCAAATCCCTTAAAGGAAGGCAATGTTACCTCACTGAATGCCGGTAAGTTTAACTCATATAGTTGTTCGGATGTAATCATATATATATTTAGTTGTTGACCAATAGTATTGACAGATAAATAGTTTTTTGTTATAATAGTAAAATGCCCTGGTGGTGAAATTGGTAGACACAGCGGTCTTAGAAGCCGTAAGCTGAGAGTTCGAGTCTCTCCTAGGGCACCAAACTAAAACATATTAAACAGATGGATACAAGCTGTAGGTATACAGTGGTAACAGAATGGTTAGTATGTTTTAGTTTGGGGGATTGATGTAATGGGAGCCTGGGACCTTTGCAAGGTCTTCGTAACAGTTCGATTCTGTTATCCTCCACCAAGATAGCGCGGGGTAGAGAAGTAGTAACTCATCAGGCTCATAACCTGAAGATCGGCGGTGCGAATCCGTCCCCCGCATCCAGTTACGGAGTGTAGCGCAGTCTGGTAGCGCACCTGGTTTGGGACCAGGGGGTCCAAAGTTCGAATCTTTGTACTCCGACCATAGTTTTTTAAAAGGAAATGTTATGACATGTAGAGGATATGATTCACGGGCAGTTAAACTTCCCAAAGCAGTTAAACGTGCGGCAACACTTATTCGTGATGCACATGTACGTGGAGCTTTTATTCGTAGTTTTGTAGAGATTGAAAAAAGCAATTCACGTACAAGTTCTCGTAAGGATAATAGCAAATGACTAAAGGTAGCTTGCCAAGACCATACAGTGTTGATTTAAATACATTTGACAACAACTGGAACAATATTTTTCGCAAGCCTGATCCAAGAACTATTGAGGATCAACAGAATGAAGATGAAGCGTTTGAAAAAATTGCTAATCAAACAGAAGTTAAAGATAGTAACCAAGGTGGTTAAATATCGGGTCGTTAGCTCAGTTGGTAGAGCGTCTGCCTTACACGCAGAATGTCGGGAGTTCGAGTCTCTCACGACCCACCAAACAAAGGAGTAATTATGAGCAAAAGTGAAGATGTAATCAACAGAGCATACGGTCACATTGTGAAAGAAGTTAATCCTACAATTAGTTTTGATATACTTGTATTTCGTGGTTTCAAATACTATTGGTACAAGTTGATTAGAAAAGTAACAAGATAACCAAGTTTAACAATAGAAAGATGATATGACTGAAAGCAGAGCAAGATATACAAGTGAAGAAGCCGCACTCATGGTCGGTAGTCGATTTGATTTAGTTCTTATTGCCTCACAACGTGTAAGAGAATTAAAGCGTGGGCATAAATCATTGCTCAATACAAAAGCAGGACCCACTGTAACTGCATTAATGGAAATTGAAGCTGGACTAGTTGGACGAGAATATCTCAAACGTATTAGAAAAAATTTATAAACAATGTCTCTCTAGTATAATGGCAGTACTGCGGTCTCCAAAACCGTTAGTGGGGGTTCGAGTCCCTCGGGGGATGCCAAATAAGTAGTATAATTGATATTTTTTAAAAAAAATATAGGTCCACTTATTTTTTATTAATAGAAGAAACTTGTGCTGTTCTAATTATATGACCGACAGGATCAACGGATTTACACTTATCTCCGTGCCATCTTTTAAGATTGCCATTTGATACTATAAATCCGCAATGTTGACATGTGTATTTAGGGGGCGACATTCCTTTGTTAGTTGTTTTGCCTTTTCGGTAAGCAGATAGTTTTGCTCTTTTTTGGTCTGATCCGATTTTGCCGGTATTTGATATAGCAATATTTTTTTTGTGTTCTTCTGATTTAGGACGACCTTTTCCTGCTATGGACATTTTATTTCTTGTTTTTTCAGTTAATATATTAACCCTACGAAATATTTCTACGTTTGAATTCGGGTCATGATATTTGCCATTTAATAACAACGGGTTCCCCCATTCTTGTTTAATTGTAATTTGTTCTTGTTGCCAGCACTTGACAGAATCTATATTTCTATATATAATCTCTATTATAAATGCCTCTTTTCCGTACTGTTTTATATCTTTCTTTATACGAGTAGAAGATGTAAAATATATTATCCAAAGGTCATGTTCTGGAGTAATTCCAAGTGTTTGGTTTTTATAGCGGTACCCGTAGTAAAATTCGCTAGTAATTTTGTTAGTTATTTTGTAAACATAAGCGTCAATCATATATTGTCCTTGTTTATCTATTTATCATTTAGGAGATGTTTTATGCCAAAAGTTTTTCTTTATTCTGACCCACATTTTGGGCACGCCGGCGTTTGTAAATTTACACGTAATGATGGTATTACAAAATTAAGGCCATGGACTGATCCAGATGAAATGGATGAAGAATTAGTCCGACGATACAATGAAGTGGTAGGCCCCAAAGACAAGTGCTATTTTTTGGGAGATGTAGTTATCAATCGCAAAGCATTATCTACCGTAGGCCGCTTAAATGGCGACAAAGTATTGATTCGTGGTAACCACGATATCTTCCGTGATGATGAGTATAGATTATACTTCCGTGAATTGCGCGCCTATCATGTTATGAATGGAATGATATTAAGTCATATACCTATTCATACTGAATCCTTAGGTCGTTTTGGAACTAACATTCACGGTCACTTACACGCCAATCGTGTAATGATGGAACCTGTGGGCAAGTATGGCATTCCTATAATTGATGCTAGATATCATTGTGTATGCGTTGAGCATACAGATTACACACCTATACTGTTTGAAGATGTTATCAAACGTATTGAAAGTGAAGGTGGTAGTGTAGGTTTCAAAAACGGCAACGGACCTACAATGTAAAATAGGACCTTCGGGTCCTATTTTTATTTACAGCCTATAATCATATAACGATTATATCCATTTTCTTTATATTGTACATGTTTTTGTCCGGAATACAATAATTTATTTAGATTAAACTTATTAATTAACTCATCTAAACTACTAGTGGTTTGTTTTATATACCAGGGAAATTTAGGATCCGATATATCGGTAGTTTGAATACATACTAAACTATTATTAGGAACTGTATCATACCATTTATTACTATCCATCTGGTCTATACTACAGTTTATAAAAATAGAGTCATTACAATTACTAAAATCATAATCATTAACATCCTGTATATGATTATGTACATTTGGTTTCTCATACTGCCACATATCACATACACGATTAGCCGTAGTAATTGCTTCTGGATTTATATCATAACCGTATACCGTATTATAAAATTCAGGTTTGCGAGTAATTAACATAAATGCTAGTAAGTTATCCCAACATCCTAATACATGTAACGTAGGATCTTTAACGAATTCGCTATACATTACAATTTCTAATTCCTCACATAACCATAACTTACTTTTTATTAAGCCATGATAAAAGGATTCATGTGTATCAAATTTATTTGAATTTGTCATTTTCATTAACCAATGTATCTAAAAGGGTTTTTATGGTATTATTCCATTTAATTTGATGCCAAGTAGGCTTTAATTTTTTAATTAAATCTATTCTATATATAGATAGATTAAAGGTTTGTGTTTTAAGCTGTTCCCAGCCGTGACTTTTTATTCTTTTTTCTAATTTTGGGTACATTATTTGATACATCCGAGATTTAAAACTAGAAATAGTATCACCTTCCATTGGATTATCTAAATGTATTTGTATAAGTTTAATGGAAGAATCTAAACTGTAACTTATCATATTTCCTATTCCATTAATACCTTTATCAAGCATAAATCTTTCATAACTTGCAAACTCTAATCTAAATGGGGACAGTACCGGATTCTCATTATGAGTTTGTGCCCAAGGCCAATCCCCTCCTATTATAGGGAAATAACTACATTGTTCAATTAACCATAAATGTGTGGCTACGTGAGGTTCTATGATATAATAAGGAGTCAAATATTTTAAATGATCACCATTTTGAAAAAACTTATCAGCATTCAATTCAACCAGTTTATGACTTATACCATTCTCCCTACAAAATTTTTCAGCATAATATATATCATGTGTATTGATTATCATACCATCTACTTTTATAATTAAAGTAATTGCTATTACAGGTATACTGTTTTTAATACATGACAATAATACCAATTCACTATCCAACCCACCACTATACAATACTTCCACATATTTGGTTTGTCTAATAGATAAATGGTCATTAAATATATCAGTAATACTTCGATTACTATTAAACGGAACATCTAATATTTCTGTAGTGAAATTATGGATAGTATCACTTAATTCTAAGGTACATTTTTTAAACCCATTCAATCCAACATTCCATTCAATAATATTTTTCATGTCAATATTTAGCGTAAATAATAGCATATTATTAAATTTGTGCTAAATACGATTAACACACCCCAAGGATTAAAATGCTCCACTTCATAACAGACTTAACACACAAACTATTAAATTTTATTAAAGATGATCCAGTTAGACCAGAAATTTCTACCGATTTTAGAGTAAGTAATGGTAGAATGGTTGCGGCATTATCTAGTAATGATGATGATCCGGATGCAATGGTATGTGTTAGTTTCCATGATTTTGTTCCAGCCGGAGTAGATGATTTATCTAATGTATCAGAGGTTCCAACTACCGCTGTATTCTATACTATCTGGAGTTATAAAGCCGGTAAAGGCCGTGATTTATTAATACAAGCGGTAAAAGGTATTCAGGAGCAATATCCTAGTGTAAATAGATTTGTGACATTAAGTCCTAAAACAGAAATGGCTAGAAGATTTCATTTAAAAAATGGTGCTATTATATTCCGTGAAAATATAGAAACCATTAACTATGAATATACTAAAACAATAAGTGAATAATATTATGGCAAAAGAAGTTAAAATGGTTAATACTAGTGAAGAAGTAGAGCAAATAGAAAAAAGCGCATTATTATCATGTGATTTTATATATGATACATTATTACCATTATTAGAAGAATTTGAAAATAATAATGATGATCCAGAATATATTCCCGGTGTCGCTACTCATGGATTATTTATAGCATTAATACAAGAGTTGGCTGATTTAGGATATACTCAAAGAGACTTAAACAAAGAAATCAAAACCTACATGAATACAAGTATAGGGGAAGTAGTACACTAAAGTACTACATATTTAAGAAACAAAAGTACTCATTTTAGCACCTCAGGTGCTTCAAAATCGCTAGACTATTCAGGAACATATACTGATACACTTCTAGCGATTTTTGCCAATATTTGACAATAAATGGGTTATAGTGTATAATTCATCTATGAACTCAAAAATCGTCCGCAAACGTAGAACTGATAGAAATCAAGTGATTTACTATATCCAAGATACAGTAAAACTTGAGTACTACATTGGTTTAACCGCACTTTGTTTTAATGGCAATGTACGTAGAACACTAGTCCGTCGTATGCAAAAGCACATGCAACGGGCTATGACAGAAAACAAAAACTGGGGTTTGAGTCGTGCCTTACGTGAGCATGGTGCTGAACGTTTTGTATTTGGCACATTAGAAGTTGTCCGTGGTAAGCGTCCTGCTCACGCACGTGAGACAGAATTGATTAACACATTGCAACCAGCATTGAACACATTTGGAGTAAAGTAATGAACGAAAGAATTAAAGAACTTATTGAGCAGGCTGAAGATTATTCGGCAGAGCAACATGCCCCCTATTCACACCATGAACGTGTGTTGAGGTACGAAGTTTTTAAGGAGAAGTTTGCCGAATTGATTGTTAAGGAATGTATGAATGTTTTAGATCCGGGTGGTCATCAATTGATAGCACGTTTTCACACAAGACAATGGTTGTCAGAACATTTTGGAGTAGAATGAAAGTAAACGATATATTACAATGGACTGGTGCAGTATTTATTATTGCTGGCCATATCTGTAACGCAATTGGACCTGATGCACACCCCTACAACATTGTAGCATTTACATTAGGTACAATTATGTTTTTAACATGGACAATCCGTGTAAAGAATAACCCGCAATTGGTAGTAAACGTAGTAGCAATAGTTACTTGTTTAATTGGTTTAGTTAATGCATGGAGATAAAGAATGAGTTGGATACTATATATAATTTTAGGAACCTCAATGCCTGTTTTAAATCAGGTAAATCGGTATACGGATGAAACAGTTTGTAAACAAGCTATTAAAGAATTAACGGATAAAAATGTAAGGGCCGTATGTTTGCCCAGACAGGAGATAAAATGAACAAATTGATTAGAGACGGAATGGTCGCTGTATTGTATAGTCCTGACTATGGTTCGGGCTGGTATACATGGAACCAAGACTATCCTGAAATATTGTTTGACCCTGCTATCGTCAAGTTGGTAGAAGAAAACAAATGGGATGAATTGAAAACATATATTACACTAAAATATCCTAAACTATATACCGGTGGTATTGTGGACTTGAAAGTAGCATTGATACCCGAAGGCGCAATGTTTAGAATAAATGAATATGACGGTGCCGAATCCATTGAATTAAAAGATGATGCAGATTGGTTTGTAGCGTGAGGTATATTACTAATAAGTATAAGTCGGTCATTCTTCCATACGAAGAAGGTATGTTAGAATGGCTACACGAAACCTATCCACATAGTCTTTATTATATTGTAGAGGTGTAAATGTATAAATATCTTTATGGACTTTTGGGATATTTTACACTTGCACAAACAAAAAATATTTGCTATAATAGCAATATTATTTGGATTATATTGGATGCATGTTCCTGAAGAAGAAGAACCACCTCAGCCAATCATCACTCTTAAGTATAGGTGTGAATTAATTGTAAAAAATTTACACGATTTTCCAAAAAATGTAAGTGACAGTTGTGAAAAACTTTTGAAAGAAGAAAATGAAATTGAATGAAGTTAATGAAGTATTGGATCACAAAATTACCGGTGGTAGTGAGTATCAATGGAATTGCTATCCAGATGGTAGATATTTAGATTACGAAAGTGATTTTGCACATGCATCGGTAATTTATAGTACTGTTGACCAAACAATTTATCAGGCTGAAGTTTCCGTTAAACGTGAAGCTTGGGACGAAGATAAAAAACCCTATCGTTGGTTGAATCCTGATTATAAAGATGCTTTATATAAAGAATCAGAGAAACGACAAGTAGATACTGACATTGCTTGGGACGATATTAAGTTTATTGATTTAGAAATGGAAGAAGATTTCCTTGAGAAGGCTAAGGCTCTTTGTAACGGAGAAGAATGTGATACCCGTGTTCAGTTTCCAATTGATATAGATGATGAACTAATATTAAAATTATCTATGGAAGCACATAAACGTGATATTACACTAAATAAGATGATAGAGATTATTTTACAAGAAGTAATCGACCGTCACCGTGTCAACGGAACATTAGCCTGACACGTTATATAAGTGTAACAGGAGATAGTTATGAAAAAAGTTCTATTAGCATTGTCATTATTAGCAGTTACGGGAACAGCAATGGCGCAACATTATCATGGCCATGGTATACGTCACGGTGGTTATTATCGAGGCGGACCTGGATTTGGTTGGTGGGTAGCACCAGTAGTCACAGGTGTAATCGGTTATGAAATTGCAAAACAGCAACAGGTAATTGTACAACAACCAGTTGTTGTACAAAATCCTCAACCTGCACAAGGACAAGTTTGTACACCTTGGACAGAGACACAAAACTCAGATGGCACAATCACTCGCACACGAACCTGTAATCAGTGACCAAATTATTTGCTATTGTATCGTTCATAGTGTATAATATATTATGAACGATATTTTTTATGGTATTTTTTCGTGGATAAAAGATGACTTTAAGTCTAACAGAATTCGCTTTGTTATTGAGCTTCTTGCATGGGCTATTAGTATTGGTTGCAGTATTACTATGGCACTCACAGTACCCAATCCACCGCTTCTTACTCTTTATCCTGTTTGGATCACTGGCTGTGCTTTGTATGCTTGGGCTAGTTGGACTAGGAAATCTTTTGGCATGCTGGCTAACTATCTATTGTTGACCACAATTGATAGTATTGGATTATTAAGGATGGTTATATGACACAAACACAATGGGTATTAGTGGAAACGGTAAACACATTCCGTCAACGTTACATGGTTGAAGTTCCTATCGGTACTGATAACTACGGCAAAGACAAAATTGACTGGGCCTTAGATACAGTTACTATGGAAGAGGCAAAAGAATTTAGCCAAGAACATATCGGCGAACTGATTGTAAGCCATCGTGTTGTTACTAAAGATGAAGCATTATTTTTGTGCGATAAAGATAATGACTACACCAAATCTTGGAATGAAGAACAAAAAATAAATACTTTTTTTACACTTTGGAAAGAAGAAGATGTTATCTAAAATAGAAAAATATAAAAAATACTTTGCGTTTGAGGGTAAAGCCTCACGCAGTGAATATTGGGGTGTGTACTTAATTGGTGTATTGCTAATTATGTTAGTGGGTTTATTAGCAACAGTAGTTGCACTAATTAGCACGCCATTCACACTGTTACTGATTGGCTTTATTGGGTGGATATCCGCATTGGCAATAGTTTGTGTAGGTAGTGTACTAGCATTTTGGATGTGGATTGCAACCGCTATTAGACGTTGCAATGACGCCGGTGTAAATCCTTGGTTTGCTATTACACTATTATTACCCACACCTTTAAATCTTATACCATTCGTTGTGTTTGGTTGCTTACCCTCAGAGGAAATTAAATGAATATTCAAGAAACTTGGACTGATAGTGATTGGACTAAATTCAGTGAATGGCTAAATGGGATGCTACGTCTAGGTCCTGCTACCGTTACGTTTACCAAAGCCGATGGCACTGACCGTGTAATGCAATGTACACTAGAAGAAGATAAATTACCTAAAGTTGAAATCAAAGAAGGTGCAAAAACTCGTAAAGAATCAACTACAAGTATGCGTGTGTTTGATTTAGAAAAGAATGAGTGGCGCAGTTTCACTCTTAAAAAAGTAAAACAAGTTAATATCTCTATACCATGAATGACTTTGAGCAAGGTAACATTCACTATATGGCTAAAGAATATTATGAAGCCACAGAATGTTATAAAAGATTTTTACAACAAGAGCCAGAAAATTATGTAGCATTACATAATCTTGGTATCGCTCTTTGTCAACTAGGACAGGATCAAGAAGCATTAGAATGTTTTGAATTACCTTGTAAACATGATTATGCAGAGAGTTGGCTTAGTCGCGGTACCGCCTTGCGTAATCTGGGTAGATACAAAGAAGCATTAATTACCTTTGCACATACATTTGCATTGGATCCTAAACATCCCACTGCATACAGTAACTACGGGAATACATTACGTGAGTTTGGATTACCTGAACTTGCTGTACCATTCTTAAAAATAGCACAAGAACTAAAACCAAATGATGTAAACTATGAATTGAATGAATCAGTGTGTCATTTGATGAAAGGTGATTTAGTTGAAGGTTGGAAAAAATACAATGCTCGTTGGTATTATCAAAGTGATATCAGTTTTAAACCTAATTTACCCGGTCCCGAATATGATGGTTCACAAGACATTGTGAATAAAAGAGTATTGGTATATTATGAACAAGGGTTTGGTGATAGCATACAATTTATTCGTTTCATTAACGTATTAAAACAAAAAGGTGCTATCGTTTTATTGATAACTAAACCTCAATTGTATGATTTGTTTAAGTTTAATTTTCCTGATTTGTTAGTATTAAATGCAGATGAACACTTACCTGTATATAATTTTCATGTAGCACTGATGGATCTTCCCAAATGCTTTGGTACTACAATTAATACTATACCTAGTCCATCTGCATATTTGGATGTAGATGAAGGAATGAAACAAACATGGAAACAACTATTAGGCCCTAAAACAAAGAAACGTATTGGGTTACTATCTAGTCCAAATAAGGTTGCATTCATATCTCGTTTTCGTAGGATAGAGTTAGAAAAGTTATTGTCAATTGTAAGTGATGAATATGAATTCGTTAGTCTATCATATGAAGTAGATGAACAAATATTAGAATTGTTAGCAAAATACAATGTTAAAACATTCCATGAAAATATATCAGGCTTCTACAATACAGCAGGATTGATTAGCCAATTAGATTTAGTGATATCAATTGATACCGTTATACCACACTTATCCGGAGCACTTGGTATACCCACATGGGTGATGTTAACTGATTACGGTTGTGATTGGCGATGGTTTATGAACCGAAATGATAGCCCATTCTACAGTTGTATGAGGTTGTTCCGTCAAACAAATGGTACATGGGATACTGTACTAGAATCTATAAAACTAGAACTACAAAATTTTAGTTGACATAAATACGTTTCCTATGCTATAATATGCATTATGAAACGAAAAATCTTATCTTTTACTGTTGAACAGCCCAAACATCGGGCCCACAAAGTGTTGTTTTCTAGCAACACTCCGTTCAAACCTAAGGTCGTACAGTCCAAAAAAGGTCTGTACATTCGTAAACCCAAACATCCAAAACTCAACGAAATTTGACAACAAATGGTGTTGGGTATATAATAGAGTCTTATTCAGTCAAAAGGAGTTCAAATGAACATCAAGCAAATTAATACTGCTATCATGCAGGGTGACTTCACTAACGAAGAATTGAATAGCATCGGTGATGCAATGCGTTTTGCCCGTGCCCAACTAGTAGTACGAAACAAATCGGCATTGACGATCGGTTCCAATGTGAAATTCACAAGTTCAACCCGTGGTACAATCTCCGGTGTTGTAAAGAAAATCAATCGTAAATTTATTATTGTAGATCAGCCGGGTCAGTTCCGTAGTTGGAAAGTGCCCGCTAACATGTTGGAGGTATTGTAATGAGCAAGATGGCTAATCTGTATATGGAGATTGAGGAAATGCTTGACAAAGGCACACATCCTGCAACTATCTCCGCGGTGCTTGATGTACCGGTGATTTTTATCTATGATGTAGTAGAATCTATTGAAGGTCAGACTGAAGAATTTAGTCCTTTTAGGACAATAAATTCTTAAAAAGGTTGACAATAAATCGGTTTGGGTATACAATAGAATCTTAGACAGTAAAGAAAAGGAATAGAAATGTACAAAGCAAATGGTTATTTGTTTAGAAGTGTTGAAGCACTAGGTGAATACTTAAAGATTCATTCTGGCAAAGATATTGTTGTCACCTATGTCACCGAGTATTTTCTTGGTGACCCGATGGAACAATAACTTGACAATAAATGGATTTGGTGTTATAATAGAATCTTAGACAGTAAAGAAAAGGAAACAAAATGGCTTATATGAATCAGGAACGCAAAGCAAAGATTACTAAAATGCTTAAGCCCATAATGGCTAAGTACAAAGTTAAAGGCTCACTGAGTGTCCGCAATCATAGTACTATTGTATTAACGCTCAAATCGGGTGCTATTGACTTTATTGGCAACAGTAATCGGGTTTGCGGTAATGACTTTTATCAGGTACAACGTGGCTTCAAACCTACTACAAATGGTTACGATCAGGTGAATCCTTACTGGTTTCAGGATCACTATGATGGCAAGGCTAAATCTTTCTTAACTGAAGCATTCAAAGCATTGAAGTCGGCCGATTGGTATGACGAATCCGATGCAATGATTGACTATTTCAACACTGCCTACTATGTCGATGTTAACATTGGCAAATGGGACAAGCCCTATAGTTTGGAAAAATAAATGTTAGAAAAAATCTTTACATTTATTGGTACCCACGCTGAATCAATCGGCTGGCTATCGCTAGTCTTAATAGGTCTTTCACTATTGTGGAAGAACAACTAATAATGGGTAACACAATGGTTGACAACAATGTCCGTTTGTGTTATCATTATAACAGTGCTGAGAAGTTATCGGCACATTTTTTAAACTTAGCTTTTATTTAAAGGAAACACAATGGCTAATTCTAATCAAACTTTCAAAATCGCTGGTATTACTATTCACAATGGTAACGCTAAAGTTCGTTTCACAGATGACATGGTCCGTCGTATCAAGCAGTTCACTAAAGGTGGTGCTTCACGTGTGGACTTTGTTGAGCTACCTTCAGAAATGACTAAGGTAGAAGCATTGAAGTATCTTGCTACATTACCTGAGTTTGCTAGCGCAAGCGATCAGGCAACTATCAGTGATACACTAGAAGATAAAACTAAAGAGGCAAGTAAAGGTGAAGTTAAAGTAAAAGCTTCCAAAACAAAGCCAAGCATTGATGCAATTAAAGCACGTGCTAAAAAATCACAAGTGTCCGCAGAAGATGTATTGTCTGCTATTGCTGAATAATTAATAGGGCTTAGGCCCTCTTACTATGAACATGAATTTATCTACATTTCGCCGCTCATTTAATCCTCGTAGAGAATTTAATCCAGCAAATAAAAAAGATTTGCTAGAATTTAAATACTTTAAACAGAAAGGCAAATGGAAGAATGGTTGTCCATTCTATTTAGAGGATCCATTCGTTGAGATTCCGGCAATGTGTGAAAACAAATTCACAACTTATATGCTAGAGAAGATGAAATAAAAATGCCCCTTAATTGGGGCATTTTTATGGGTTATTAACTGATTTGATAATCCAGTAATCATCGCTCATTGATGGACTGATGATATCAAATGGCATATAGAAATATCCATTATCACCCCAATTAGTTCCCCAACTGTTTCTTGCAATCAATACTTTTTTACTTTTATTGTATCCAACAATCAATACAGCATGACCACCTAATAGTACTTCACGTTTTGTATTTGGATAAGGCATGACACCTGTTCTAGCAACATTATTTGACATAAAACTTGTATAGACATTGAAACCCATAATGATTGGATATCCATTTGACAATGCATCTATAAAGCCTTCTAAATCGGCTATACGTTCATAGCGAGTTACCTTACGATTTAGTGCATCATTTTTTGCTTCAATGATTGGTTCATACCTGTATTTCTTAATATCATACGGCCAATAACTTTCTAAGCTTGCTCCATATTTATTAGTTGCTTTGATACCATCACGTATATAAGCACCGCTATCATAATTAACTGTACCTAATATTAATCGTTCATAATAGTATATGAACAGTCTACTGATATCCCTATAGTTGCCATTGCGTTTGTTTAATAATTCTATTGCGCCGGCAATTGCCTGTCCAGTACAGCTTCCAAGACTACCTTGATTTTCGATTGGACTACAATAATTTCTTAAATCAATACTATTAGGACTTGTCTTTGTTGTTAGTTGGTATTTGTAATCTCTACTATCTAATTTATCAGGTACCCATTGCAAATTGAGTTTGTTTGCAAGTGTCCTAACTTTGATTTTTTTAGTGACAGGCTTATTAAAGGTATGATCCTCGTCCGTGTTTATAATCGTGCGAGGATCTTGCTTCATATTTTATAAACCAAATCTTGCTTTGTTAGCATTCCAGCTGGTAGTAACTCCTGACTGACCAATAGCATTATCATATACTTTGACAATGGCCAATCGGCCGCCCCAGAACCCACCTGAATCCCAACGAGTCATCAATCCATACCCGATTCCAGGGTTGGCAGCGGCACCGGGTGGAGCATTGGCCGTCTGTACCAGGGTGTTGTTTACATACAAGTTGAGAGTAGTGCCATTAAATGTGCCCACAATCTGATACCAGGCACCGGGTGTTAGTGAGTACCCAGACGGAGTAGTTTGAAATCCCGCACTATAATACCATGCCTGTAAATCAGTATCAGCACCGTTGGCACCCAGTCCAAGATTGATAGTGCCGCCGCCGTATGGGTATTCTGTGAATATGTTGGGGCCAGCAGAAGTATTAGTACCATCATAGTAATGCCACGCTTCAATACTCCAGTTAGCAAGTGTACCTAAGTTTGTAGGGCTGGCTGCATACTGTCCTGAACCAGGATCGAACTGTATGTATCCACCGTTGGCACTGTTGTATGTGGGACCATTAACAAGAGTAAATGTCATTGATCCAATGGTGTCAGTCCAGGTAGAGTAGCCCCCTGCTCCAGGATAACTTGCAGGGTTGCCTGCATCTAAACTCAACAATAAGTTCGCAACAGGGCCTGCGCTACCTATGTCGATACCGCCCCCGATATCTATTCCTTCGCCTATTCTTATTCCCGGTGCTACCATGTTATACCCTTTTGTCTATTTAACTTATAACTAACTTTTATAGTTTTGTATAACCATAACTAACAACAGCGTTAGCACCGCTGTTGTTAGTGATACCAAATGTAAATACATTGGCTGTGTTGCCTGAGTAAGGTGCCGCATTGCTAATTACACCCTGTGTTCCAACAAACTGATTTGGTATTGATGTAAGTACTAATGCATTTCCTGCTAAATAATACCAACCATATTGTTCACCTAGCACTGGTACATTTGTATTTGTAACGACCGCAGTAGCAGTATATGTTATAATACCGTTTGGAATATTACCGTTAATCCAAATTGAGTAAGTGCCACTTGTTGGAACATTAATATTCGCTGTGTTAACTCCAGGTGTAAGTGTCCAATTACCTGTTGTTTGTGTAGGAATACCAGTAAGTTGACTTCCATTACCAATA